ATTGTGTATAAGAAAAGCACCCACTCCAAAGTGGATGCTCTCGAAAGGTTATTTACCTCTCATAGAGAGGCGCCCATTCCGTTTGCAGACGGGGTGGGCATTATTTTTTTTGCTTGTTTCTCTTATCGAGAAAGGTAAGCAACGCTACAATCATAGAGATCGTATTCACAATCAGCTCTATCGAGCCAATAATAATCGGAATAAAATCTATTAATGTCATATGCGCCACCTCCCTTCTTATGTACTCTGGAGGATCCAGGTTTATAAGCTCGGGAGGCTACCACCCTGTCATGGGTACTTTTCATGCCTGAAAGTGTATCATGTATTTGTCGAAAATTCAAGATTAGAATATTGTGTCTATGATGTTAATTAATCGTGAAATATATGCGCTGAAAAATTTTAATTTCTCGCATGGTATCAAAATGGTATCACGGAGGCCAAAAAAAATTACGGAAAGCCCGTAAATTCGGTACTTTCCGTAAAATATTCATCTATTCGAACTCAATTGGATTATGCGGTTTTTACGTTATAAAATACAAATTTTAACATTTTTTCACGTCTATTTTATAGAATTTTTTGTATTTATTTTACATATCATTCAAATATAAGTATCAATTTAGTATCACGACTAGCATTTTATGTCGATTTGAACGTGATACTCTCGTGATACCATTAGTTTAAATAATTCTAACTAACTCGGCTGGCACCGACATTATCTGTTTTACGTCAAAAACATAAACACGCATATACTTTTCACCAAACAAATGGCAGCTGTTTTCAAGAATAACTGCACGTCGCTTATGATCTTCTGCATACTGTTTGTGAAAATCTTTATCTTTGTCTTTACCGACTTGAAGACTGGCAATCTTCAATTCATATTCAGGCGGATATATATAACATTCACCTTTTGACTTCAGATATGCTATCGGATCAGTAATGGTGCCGTCGAAATACTTTTTTATGTCAATATAATTATAAACGCTGCTCCGAAGCAGCTTTTCCATCATGTCCGTTGCTTCGTAAATATCGGATTTTAAGGCTTCAATAAATCTATCCCTGTTGGTTAGTTTTCTGTTCATAAAATACCATCCTTTCTAATTATAAAAAAGGCGCTTACATTTGTAAACGCCTTTTTTTAAAAAAATTAAATATTAACTTGGCAGCCTGAACCTTGTGCTGCAATTTTTAAGTGGTGATCTTCCGGATGCCTTTCCAATAAATCATCAAGGTCGCATTCCAACGCTTCACAAATCAGATCTAAATGATGAAGATTGATTCTTGTATTAGCTCCCCCTAATTGGTGGTACAGTTCGTTTATTGTATTCGGTCTTATTCCGGTTACCCTCGCAAGCTGAGCCTGTGTCCAGCGCTTTTCACCAAGCTTTCGGGATAGCATTAAACTAATCATACGCATCTAACACCTTTCCGTCACAGAATAGCACATTTTTTCACAGGTTTCAGCTATTATAACGTTTTTTGATATAAAATATCGTTTTTCGATATTTTACTTTGCCAGCTTGTTAACTAATGCCTGGATTGCTGCATAATTATATCCGGCAGCTTCTAGCTTCTTTTTTCTTTCAGTTCCGTTGCCCCACTTGCCTGCTATGACCTCTTTTGCAATTGCTTCATTTGTCTTAGAAGCAGAAGATGTTGTCGAAGTTCCAGAAGCACTTGCAACCAACTTATTAACCTCCGCCTGAATGGCTGCATAATTATATCCGGCAGCTTCTAACTTCTTTTTTCTTTCAGTTCCGTTGCCCCACTTGCCTGCCACAACTTCTTTTGCAATTTCTGACACAGTTTTAGTAGCTGATGTACTTGCTTTAGAAGCTGTAGTTGAACCTGAGGAGCTTGACGAGGTCGAAGAGCTGCTGTCGTATTGAGTCAGGTTATATAAATTAATGTAATTCATGATTTTTGACACATATTTAGAATCGGTCGCGTATCCATCCGCTTTTAAATTTTCAACATACTTCTCCGGATCCGTAACACCCTTCAAATTAGAATATCTGCTATTATTGATAAAATCAAAATATCCCTTAACGCCAGCATTTAGGTTGTCATAGACCCTGAAATTGTCTTTAATCGTCGTTAATGTCCCTGCTTTATATTCTTCCTTAGTAGTCATATTGACTGATTTGCCGGTCCACTTGCTGCCACATTTAAGGCCAAAATAATTGTGATATTTGGACGCAAGCGAAGACTTACCCCAATTGCTTTCATGTATTGCCTGCGCTATTATAGGGCTTGCAACCTTAATTCCGTAAGTACCCATATATGTCTTGACGGCATTCGCTATATTTTTAATAAATGTGTTTTGAGCTTCAGTAGCCATAATTTTATCCTCCGTTTTTTTAATTATTTTTTATCTGCGCTATTGCTTGCACGACCTTGTCATATCCAACCATTGCAGCTAGCCACGATAAAATGATTAGTGCGCCTAGATATACTGCTATTTGGCCATTTAGCGACGTTTCGGAAAGTATCAAATATCCTGTGCCAACCAGAATTGAAAGCACCACGGAAACGCAACCTGCCAAGGTGTTGGCATAGTAATTGCACCCATGCTCAGCAAGTATTTTCTTGATGGCCTCAGTTGTCAATCCTGTCAATGTTGATACTGTCAAAAGACCAATCAAAAATAATTCTAAACTCATTTTTTAATCCTCCTCTTCTTCTTTTTCCTTGTTTTTTTCTTTTGTAGTTTTTATCCACCCACATATCCCACATTCGCCAATTGTGGCGGTGATCACAGCGCATGCATAGGTTTCAGGGATTGCATCTTTTTCTTTAAAAATCTCCAGCATTTCCCAGTTAAACCATAAAAAAAAGACACCCACGATTATTAAAATCAAATTCAAGGTGCCTATTTTACCAATTAACAATTTCATTTTTTTTATTGGATGAAAGCCTTTGTTTTCCATGCTATCCTCCTAATATAAAGCGTTGATGCCCTGTTCGGTCATGAAGTCACGATGCTTTCGCTTGATTGATTCGGCGTAATCAAGAGCTGTATGCATATCGCCATTACATTGTGCATCAGGGATGCGCTGAACAGCTCTGGCAGTAGCCTCGCTTAATGCGATAGCTGCGTTTACGCTTTCAATAAGAATCACCTCGTTTGTCCGTCTGGCATCATCCTTTTTGTCCTGCTCTTTCTGCCGTTTATCGATTTTTCTTTCGATAAACCAAAAACAGAATCCTGTGATTGCAGACGGAACACTCATCGCAACAATTAATGTTGTCATGTCCATTGGTTTTACCTCCTTTTTTGACATAAAAAAAGAGCCTTTACGGCTCGATTTTTTGTTTTAATGCTTTATATTGCTTAAAAGCTCCATTAACATTATTTATATTAAAATATTTATATTCATCTTCATAAACTTGCAGGTCATTAGCCTGCCTCGTCACCATCATTCCTAATTGAGATATGATTTCATCCTGTTTATCAGTCAAATCCATATATAGCTCCAACAGCTCCATCAGATTCTTTTCCACTTAACCGATTTCCTCCGTTTCATGTGTTAATACGAAATCACCCCAAATCTTATTTTTCAGCTCTACACAGTCGCAATGCTTCAGCATAGCTTTGTAGCTTGCCACAGTCTGCGTAACATCTTCAAATCCCATCTTATAGTCTTTATATTGTTTTCTAACAAATTTCAACCTTCTTTTCATTCTTAAAGATGTACTTTTTCGCAACGTCACATAATTTGGCCATATCCGATAGCCGACAAATTCAATCCCCTGACCTATAGGCCGTAAAGCTGTCTTGTGATTCAAATGTAGCTTTAATCTTCTTTCTAAAAAGTCGTCAATATATTCCTTATAATAATGCAGTTCCTTTTTGTTATTATGCAGGATAATGATATCATCCATATATCTAATATATCGCTTAATTTTTAAAGTTCTTTTGCATTCCTGGTCAAGGACGTCTAAGTACATATTAGCCAACATATGGGACAATCCACCGCCAATGGGAATCCCCACATCCCATAGCATATCTTCAAAATCAACCTCTGTGGCTGACACGCCAAGTGGTAGTCCAAAAGGAATAGAAGCTTCACAGATATAATGCTCTAGCAGCTTCAGGACTCGCTTATCGCCGATTTTCTTCTTTATTATATTTAATAAAACATTGTGGTCCATTCTGTAGAAAAACTTCTCAACATCCAACTTTAAATAGTACCATTGCTCACCTGATTTCTGAATATCCTGCATCCACTTCTTACAGCGCAGCATTGCATTCAACTGCCCTCGTCCTACTATGCAAGAATAGGAATCCTCAATGAATCCCTTGCAGACTAATGGATTGATAACGTCATAAACAGCCCTTTGGATTATCTTACTTATGTAATCAATGTAAATAACCTTTCTGGTCTTAGGAATATATACGTAGAAATGTTTATAGGAAGTTGGTGGAACTTCCCCTTTCTTTAACGCATCTATGATATTATAAATATTTTCTTCATAATTATTCCGAAACCTCAGAACCTCAGCATCAAAGCGCTTATGCGCCGATGTGTGGTGCTCAGCTGACATTATATTTTCAAAAGATGCAATCAAATCATATACATTTCTAATTGACACACTATCTCCTTTTGGAATCATTGCAGGGTTCAGAATTAATCCTACTTCCGGCATTCCATGTCTTTAATATTTTTCTCCTTTTAGGAGAGGAAACAGAGCCCTTTACTCCCAGGTACTGGATGCGCACCCTTGAGTACGCAACATCTGACTGATGGGTAGAGCATGGCGAAAACCGATGTTGCCGTTGGCGTTACTGCGGGTGTTGTTGCAGTTGGAGTAGAAAACCCCGGCGTTGCCACCGTTGTTGTAGTTGCCACCCGAGTTCGGCACGCATACTCCATTCCCTATTTACTCTGGCTTTTAATCCAGCCACCAACCATTTTGCCAATCTCTACCGACATAGAAGCCCAAATCTCATACTTCTTCTGGGGTAAAAATCCCAAGTTGTAAGACAGTCTTGTATATGCTTTCAGCTTCATGATTTCAACATCCAGCTCCTGCAAGGTTGTCTTTTTGTAATATTTTTTATTAGCTTCAATCACCCTTTCCAAAATTTGATTCATGCAGCGCTTAATGTCAACCGCTAACGCAAATTTTTCAGACTTAGGGAATTGAGCCAATGCAGGATAAGCGTAGTTCATCATGTCAAAAACCTTCTGCTGAATTTTTAATTCTTCCATGACTGTCCTCCTTTTGGGGTTGCCACGATATATTAGCATAAGATTCCGATATTGTCACCTACCTAAAACGATATAATATATCGTTTTTCGTTATTTTGCTCCCAAATTTTAGGGGCTGCTATCGCA